CAACCTGATAACCGGCAATATCCCTGAAAGATGCGTCGATATCATTAACAACATCTTCGATCTCGCGAATATAGTTGAATAGTGCTTGATCAGAGAATTGATCTTGCTCAATTATTTTTTCCAGCCTCCTACGGTTAGCCTTTAAGCTGTCTTTTACTTCGGCAATTTTTCTGCGTTTCTCATCAATTAATGGCCCTTTCTCACTGTCTGGTTTATCTTTTTTTCTGATTTCAGTGATTTCTTCGCGAAGCTCTTCAAGTTTGTTCTCTTCGTTTGAAATTTGCTGAGCAAGATTTACACTGTTATCTGTGAACAAGCTTTCGTTGGTCAGCACATATTCATCTAGCTCTCTTCTTTCTGATTTGTTGACGCGCTTATACATCAACATATCATCAAGCAACTGCTCGATTCTGATGTAATGATTTACGAAGCGACTATATGCTTCTCGCTGCCTATTATTTAAATTTTGAACGGTAATTGTTGGGTTAAATAAAGTCCTAAGACGATCCCTTTCTGCTATTAGTTTAATTAAAAGAGCGCTAAATTCATCTTCTTGCTCTAAAGTGCTCTCTGTTTCGTAGTCTTCTTCTGGACCAAATCCACTTTCAATGCACTGCAGAGTTACGTCAAGATCGCCAGTATTTACATCCTCACTTCCCACCATCGACACCACTTTGAACTTGGTGCTGCCAAGTTTGTAAATGCTCGCTCCGTCGATAGAAGAGGCGGCTGCAATACGCTCTTCTTCTGCTGCCTTATCAGCTAAATCTCTACCGCCTTTCGCTTGCGCAATCTTTAAAGTGATTTGATGGTTGAGCGGAAATGGCGTTCGAGAGCTACCGTAAAAATCTGGCCAATAACTACCTCTATTGCTAACAGTAATTTTGTTTGGACTTTTAATTGGCTTACCTTCGTCGTTCCTTTCAAAGATGTCCACTTTGATAGGAATGGGACTTGTTATGCCAAAAGTGGAAAATGAAGACGGAGAAAAAGCCTGGCTGAAGCCATTAAATGGTGCAGTCGGAATAACATAAGGACGATAAGCCAAGTCCCCTCCACTTTTTCCTAATCGCGCCGGATCAAGGGCGTCGCCTCTTAAAAGATTGTCAAAAACGATAGGGCCGCCGTTTCGAAAATAAAGCCAATTACCAGCATTGACAAACTGCCGCAAAGGCGTCTGACCAAAAGCAGTGCGACCCGCAGCGATTTCTAAAATTCCTGAGCTGCCAATTGTCGCAAGCATTTGCATGTATTGTCTGCCACCACAACTATGCACGGCAGACCAAAGCAATGATGACGCCACTCTTACGCCGCCATTGGGATTGATGTCAGTATCGGTATAAACAAGATTAACCGGATCTCCATATTGTGCAAGATCTTGAGCGCTATCAAAACCAAAGCGTGGAGAAAAGCGTCGCTCTCTGGCTTGACGCGCAAAAGCAGGAGATTCTGAAGCTTGAGGGCGCGGCGCAAGTAAACTGGCAGCCACTTGTGCAACGGTTCCAACAATGGAAAGAATGAGCGCAACAGTACCAACCTCTAAACCATTGCGTACGTCTAAAATTGTGCCATCCTTAATATCTTTATATTGCTCTTGGTAAGCAATAAAACGAAAATATTCATCTTCCGTGATGCCAAGAGTATCAATCAGAGCGCGTTCGTAAGGAAGGAGGCGTCTCATTGCTTAATATCAGGCAACATTTTGAATAATTTCAACGATGGGAAAGATAGAGACCAATATGATCTCCCTCCTCGTGAAATCATAAGTATTCCCCCATCATAGGCCACTCCTACTGCTATTTCACCTCCTGGCCTCGGAAGAATGATTGCTATATTGCCATCGTCTTTTTCTTTTGTTCGCTTGCCATTATCAAAAAGCCATCTAATAATTCTCTTCATTGGCAAATTACCAGCATCATATTCATCGTATGCCCATTGAAATTCTTCTTCGTAATCATGAAGGCCAAGGCGACGCCTTACTTCGCAAACAAGCATAAAGCAATCACTTTTGCCTTGCCCCTCACAAAAACGCGCCCTGCGTTCATAAGAGAGTCCAATCAAATCATTAATCATTGCAACACCAAATCGGCGTTTAATGGCAATAAACCTGCATTTTGACTAGATAACTGCTGGCCAGGAAAGCCAGCGCCAACGCTATCCATTGCACTTCTAAAACGGAGTTCAATAGTCGTATCGCTAAATGCCGCTCCCACTCCTATGTAATATTCAGTGAATTGACTTACAGTGCTATATGCGGCGTAATTAGTAATATCTCCAGTATTTGCCATCCAAACAGTTTTTAGCTCAAGCTGACTAAGCCTATTTCCCTCGCCTCCTTCTACTAAAGCGATGGCAAAAGCAGTGTGGGGAAACAAAAGCTGCATTGTTGGATTGTCCCCGCCAAGGGCAGCCGTTGAACCCTGCGCTTGAAAAGGAGCATAACTATATCCTGGAGAGCCGGTGCCAGGAATTGCTGTGGACGATCCAGAGCTTCCAAAAAAGAAATTTTGATATCTGTGATCGTTACCATTACGAGTGCGTATATACGCAAAATGCGCCACTCGAATTGTAGGAGAAGTTGTCATGAATAATTCAATTCACCGATGAGCCTCACTGTAACAGTGCTGCGCCCATTGAAAACACTTTCTACTTGTGGAGGTTCAGCATATTCCCAGAGGATATTCGACGGCGCCTGAACAGAACTTTTCAAAGACGAAGACATTCCCGAAAAGACATTATCTGGCAAATCAAACCGTTGGTAATTTCCATATTCGCCATAGTAATGATCAAGAATTTGTTTAGTGGTTGCATCTGTAATGTTTGTAAATTGCATCTCAATGGCGTGGCCAAAAGACCTATTGCCAAAAATCCTTTTTACGGTTGCCCCAGATAATCCTCGGTAAGTTTTTGTTGGAAACTGCCCCGGACTATAGGTGCGTGCTGTTGGTCTAATAGAGGGAAATGTTGCCATCAGCGGATACCAATGCGAGAGCGGGTGGACGGACTTTGCTTAATTTTATCTAGGGTCATTGACATGCCTTGCTTAGCACCGCCAGCAATGGAAGCACGGCGAGTTTCTGCCATTGCTTGCTCTAACTGTTCTCGGCTAACGTATTCTACGCCATTAATCTTAGTTGTTTCAAACTTCATGCTCAGAGAAGGCGCTTGAGGCATGCCAGGGGCGCCATTGCCCATGAGGTCACGAGCAGAACGCCCACCAAGCTGCACGGGGATGGAACGACCGTCTGGGAGAGGGACAATGGCTTCGTTGTACTTGCCTTCGCCTACAAGGCCAAGGGTTGGGCCGCTAACGGTTCCTCCATTTGCAAAAGCACGGAAGCCGCCAAAAGCGACGCCGCCATTTGCAAACTGCATTCCGGCAGGCATCTGAGCAATCGGAATATCAGTACCTTGCACGATGCTGCTAGCACCGCCTCCTCCGCCGAATAGACCCCCAAAGCTGCCCAGCAAGCTGCCAGCCATGGAAGCAATCATGCCAATGCCGCCAAGCACATTAGACGTGCCTCCTTCCTTGATTTGATTAATACCAGCGACAATGCCCATGACAGCGCCAGCGGCCATGCCGAGCCCGCCAACTGCTTGACCAAGACTTTCGTGCCACTTCTTGCCAGCAGCTCCTTCTTTCCCTAATTCTGTACCAGCCGTACCAAGAGCATTTGCGCTTTCAAACACTGAAGTGTCCACCTTGCTTAGCTGCTCGGAATAAGCATTGGCACTTTCGGAAATCGAAGCAGATAGTTCTTCGCCGTTAATTCCAATGGCGGATAAGAATCCTGTGTCTCCAGAGGTAAACGGAAGATTTTGAAGCATGCCTCCTGTTTGTCCATTGAAGGGAAGCGTTTGAAGAGCCGCAGTGCCAGTTAAGAATCCTCCCGAAGTGCCGGCCGCTGTCATTTGATTGGGGACGGCAGGAGCCGCAGGCACCCCAGACGAGACTGGCGATTTTCCAGCGGCAATGCCAGTGTTCGTCTCAATATTCTGAAGATGCACTTTATGAGCTTGCAGCTCCGCAAGTTGCGCCTCCATTGAAGCAATAGTTTTTTCTCTTTGTTCTTTTTCGTTGGGCACGCCAAACATCTTGCCAAGCGTATTTTTCATGGACTCTTCAACAGGCTTCATTGCCATGTCAAACACCATGGTCAAGAATTGATCTGCAAGCGCTTGCTGAGCTTTCTTCAGTGCCTCCACCGAATCTTCGCCCATTGCGATTTCCTTGAACAAGCTCTTGTAGGTGTCAGTTACTCCCGTCACAGCATCGTTGATGCGCCCAGACACTTCTTCCATTGCCTTAAGAGCATCTGCCTGCTTCATGGTTGCAATGGCGCTTTCAAGAGAAGCAATTTGATACAGTTTTTGCTGCTCAGTAAGAGTTTGCAGTGCGTCTGTATTCTCTTTGATTTGATCCTCTGCATATTTCAAATATTTTGCCTCATCGGCGGTCAAAGCAATTCCTTTGCTTTGTTTTTCCTGCAAGGCATTGATCTGTGTTTTGTAATAATTAATTGTTTCACTGTGCGCCTTTCTGGCCTCATTTGCCTCGTACTCTTTCTTGAAAACATCCTCCTGATAGCGAATATACTCCTCTGGCATTCCCTGCATAAGAAGTTGATTTCGCATTCGCATTAACGAGGTTTCAAGTTGCAATTCCGCTACGGGGAAAAGCGATGTAATGTTTTGTTTAATTAAGCTCTTCGTTTTTTCCAGGGCGAGCGTATAACTATCCTGCGCGATTGTGCGCATTTCTGTTAAACGCAAATTTTCCTGTAGTTGCGCAGTCTCAACTTCTCCGCCTGCTTTTTCAGTACGACGCTGGCGCGTATATGCCGTGCCAGCGCCTTTAAATCCAAGAACTGACTGAACCCTTGCCGTTAATTCCTTCTCTTTACCAACGGGAACTTGAGCACCCGGCACGTCAAATGCAAGTCCAGAGTAATGAGCAGATCCTGGCGTGTGACGCCCAACAGGACTGCGCCCTTTGAACTCTGTAACCTTTACACCTGCTTGTGTAAGTTGTTGGTATGCCGCCTCCGCTAAGGCGCGAGAAGCAAAAGCTAGGTGTTCGTGATAATTAGAACCGCCATGGTCAGCCTTGTAATAAGGACTTGAAGGGTCTCCTGTAATGTATTGAGTGACGCCCGCAGGAAGCCCCGTCGCCTGAGAAGTGGCACCACCCGCTGCAGCAGCAACGCGCTGCGTCGCGATTGTTTCCTGTTGAGCTTTAAGAGTTTCGCTCTCCGCCTTGCGAACAATTTCTATCCGGTCAAGCTCAATTTTCATCAAGTCTTGCTGGAATTTACGCTGGCGAGCCTCAATGGAATTCATCCCAGCAAGTTCATATTCATGTTTTTGATCTAAAAGGCTTCTTTGCTGGTTCCATAGACGCTCGCCCATCATCATTTGAGATTCAAAAAGGGCCTTGTCTAAATCGTTTTGGCGTTTGGCTGCATCAATGGCAAGCTGTTGCTCTTGATTCGCCAATTTATCCGCATCCCTGAGGGCTTTTTCGTTGCCCTTCTCATCACCTCCTCCTGCAGGAATGGGAGGAAGCGTAGCTTGTTGCTGTGCTTGTTGCTCTTGGAAGCGCAAATCACGAATTTGACCTGCGGCTTGTGCCTGTAGTCGCTGAGCTTGTGGAGCAAGGGACAAGATATCACTTCTTCTCGCAGTAATTCTTCCTGTAAGCGGATCTTTTGCTGCTTGGAAAGCGCCGACACCTTGTAGCTGCTTTAATTCTCGTTCGCTTATCTCAATAATCCTATCGCCGCCGGGACCTTGTATTTTTTCGCCAGCTCTTCCTGCAATTGCTCCAATAGTTTTATAAGCAGATTGAGCTGATTGTTCCGCAGCTCGTGCTTCAGTTTGAGACATTGAACGAATTGCGTCTGCCGCTCCCAATGCTTTCGCTCTTGTGTCGGCCAATGCTTGATTCATGCTCATGAATTTTTCAATGAGCAGCCCAATGCCAAGGAGGACAATTCCTACGCCAGTGGTCGCAAAAAATGTTCTCAACATTAATCCTGTAATCTGAACCGCTTGCCCAGCCCTTGCGCATTGCGCAGTAAAAGTAATCAATGCATAAGCGGAGCGCGCAAAATTTGCGATCATTGGAATAAGCGCACGCAGATTTAATATCTGAATAGCAGTTGTTAGCGCGAGAACGCTTAAATATACGCGCCCCAAATAGCCGACGAATGGATTGCCCGCAATTTGCAATAACACCTTGCCCACTTCTAGCCCAGCCCGAGCAAATTGACCAAATTGCTCAATCAAAGCTTTTACGTTTTGGCCAATGCCTTCAAATGTCGGCTTAAGACGTTCAAGTTCTTGGGCTATTCCAAAGCCGCCGCTCGTTTTTGTTGCTGCTCCAGTAAAGAAAGCATTAAATCCATCGGAAATTTGCCTAATTCCATCAGTTAATGGCACAACGACAGTATTCAAAAATCCCACGGCAACAGGCTCAAAGCTCTCATATAAGAGAGTCATCGAATTTTGCATGCGATTAATAATGCCTTGAAAAGTCAAAGCTGCGCCTTCGGCTCCAGGGCCGAATTCCCGCCTCATTACAACACCAACATTTTTAAGCAATGCAACCATCGCCTCGCCTTTATACCTACCAGCTTCTAGCTCCGCAGAAAAATCTTGAATAGCTTTTGGTCCTTCAAATCCAGCGGCCTTTGCAAAAATCGCCATGGCCCCAGGTAATACGTCTCCGAGTTGTCCCTTGAGTTCTTCGCTCATTACTTGACCTTTGCTTGCCATCTGAGCAAAGGCATAATTCACGCGATCCACCTTGTCTGCACTCATGCCAAACGTGGCGGCAGCTTGCGTAATGCCAGTGAATAAATTCCTGATTTCATCCCCGCTAAAGCCAGCAGGAGCCATAGAAGCATAAAGCTTCGTAAAGCCATCTCGTGCCGACTGCAGCGGCACATTATATTTCTCAACTAAATCAAGAATTAAACGATTAGAAGATGCCGCTTCCTCGGCAGTCGGAGAAATGGCACCAAGAGTATTGCGGAAGTTTTGAAGCTGACTTACAGCCTCTCCAACTTGTGCTGGAAAATTCTGAATAAAGGCAAGCATTTTATACGCTTGACCAAAGAGCAATACTTGCTGTGTAGCAAAAGCAAATTCTTGACCAAGTTCACGAATGGCTCCTGCGCCAGGAAGATTAACGCCTCCCAATGCACGACCAAAGCCGCCCATGCCGCCCATTCCTCCTGTGCCGCCACCGCCGCCCACAGGAGGCACTGCTCCTCCCTCGCCAGCAACGGGTGACGGCACAATTGCACCGGGCTGTGCATAGGGAATAATTGCGCTGGTTGGCCTTGCACTCCTATACGCATAGCTATAAGGAGACGGAGGGCGACCAGCCCCTCCTCCCATTACATCCATCCCACGCAACGCAGAACGTGCATAAGCTTCTGCTGTACGCCGCGCCATCATTTGCTCGCGTGATTCACCGCCAATTGCTCCTGTGGAATAAGTACTAGGAGCACGTCCGGCTGCTGCAGGAAGCAAGCCAGCGATCCCCTGCGCGCTGGTTATCCCAATTCTTGCTTGTCGTGTCCTGGATTCTGCATCGCGCAAAGCTTGAGGAAGATAAGAAAAAATGTTAAGAGCACGCTTAAGATCTTGGGGATTGAAAATTTCTTTAACAGTTACTTCCGCGATTTTGAAATAATCAGTAAGAATCTTGTCAACTCGCGCTTGAAGCGCCTCTGTAGACAGTGCAAGTTTCCCGGATGGCGCCATGGGAAATTGAGGGCCTCCAGCAGCAAATAACGCTTCAACTCCAGACTTGATTGAAGATCGCGCAGTGATCGAAGGCAGGAGGCCTGCAGGAGCCTGCGCAGCGCCAATCATTCCTGCTGGGCCAGCGCCAGCAGAAAGAGCGCGCCCAGTCGAAGAAGGGCCAATAGAAACAGGGCGAGAAGGTACAGTCGCCGGGAAATTAACGCCAGGCAATGCTCTTCGTTGCGCCGCTTGCTGCCTTAGGTATTCTGGATCAACACCAGCCATCCAGAATACAGCACGCGCTATTTGGTCAAGGAATCCTCGCTTCATTGGAAGAGGATCTTTCATCCTCATTTGTAAATTGCCAAGAATGCCTTCCATTGCAGCATCATTAATCTGCAGCAATGCTTCCTGCATTTGCGCTTTAGTTTTCAGTCCCGAACGACCAGCGATATTAGCTTGCTGAGTCATCCTTTGCAGTTCTTTAAAAGTCGCGCCTGCTACGACATCCTCAAACATGGCCCTTCGCTTGACTTCCGCTCCTCCAGTCGGCCCCATTCCTTGGGAGCGCATATATTCTTGCAAGCCAGCTAGCCCCGTCGGACCGGCAGAAAAAGGCTGCTTAGATATGCCTTCTAGCTCCGCTTTTACTTTTACGGTGATTCCAGATAGTTTGCTTTCTACCGCTTTCTTGAATGCCTTTATATCGGCGCTTAAGATTGATGGCTTAATGCTTGTCTTTGCAAGCAATGGTTTCTGTCGATTGATGTTCTTCTGAAGACCCTTAAGCAGGTCTTCAACTTTAGGCACATCCAGCTTGGTCGCAACTTCTAATGCACTAATTTTGCTCAGCCTGTCTTTTACTGCTTTTTTAAAAACAGCAATATCCTCATTCGTAATCGAAGGTTTGACACTAGTTTCAATACGCAGCTTACCGCCGCCTTGCTTGATTTGCTGGTTTTGAGCAAGCCTTTCTTTGATTGAAGCAACAACTTTATCGGCATCCTTGCCAGTGGCGCCATTTTTAATGCTTACGGGAATTTCAACTTTTTTTGTTTTACTTAACGCCTCAAGTCGTCCTTGAATACGCTCAAGCTGATCTTTTGTTAATCCTCCCAGAAGATTAAGCTCAATATTGATTTTCTTTTTTCCTAATGCGCGCTCTAAATTGCGCAACTCCTTGGTAATAGTAGAACGATCAAACTTGATATTGATGGGCAGACTGTAGCCCGCCGTAGCTTGTCCAAGCTCTGCCAATCGCTGCCTAAAATATGCCAGGTCAAGACTTACCTTCAGCTTCAATTCGGCGTCTTGAGCCATCTGTCTTTACGTCTACATTCCCTTCATTCTATAATCATTGTTCTTGGTTGCGCCCAGCAAAGAACTTCATCTCATCAGCAAGCAATGCAATAACGCGCCCGTCCATTCTTCTCGTCTTCATCAGACGCTGTAGAACAATCAAGCTTGCATCCGTCACGCCATCTTCTTTCTTAAGCTGCTTGGTATCAAACGGCAAGAAATCCTCAGGCTTTACTTTGCTCTTTCTTCCCGCCATCATCCCTGCTGCCATAGTGCCAAGCTTGGCTACGGCAACACTTGCGACATTGTATTTTGCAATGTCATGACGATCAAGGTATTTCAGCGCACGCTTAACGTCATCAAGCTTCTGGAGGCCAAAATTTTTGGCACTCCATCGCTCGTCTTTAAAGTCAGAAGCCGAGAGCCTGAAATAGATTTCGTTCCAATCTGTCAGGCTCTTAAGCTGCTTCCTGGCTTGCGCTTCAAGCCTTTCTGCTACTGAGGGCCATTCCTCTTCGCTGCCTTTTTTGCTTCTACAGCCTCCTGCGTCTCAGCATTTTGCTCCTCAGCAATAAATTCAACCACTTTTGCAATGGCTTTACGCGGAAGATTCTTGGTGTCTTCAATCTCCCAATCGCCAAGATCTTGCCATTCGCCATCAATGAGGCCCTGTCCACGAGAGCGAATGAAGGCAGTGACCATGCGAGCATTAGTGGCTTCCACCGACGATCCGCTGGTGATCATGCTCAGTGTCTCCTCTGTGAACTCAGAGAGCAGCTCAGCTTCTGAAATGGAGCCACCGCCTTGCAGCAGCGCAAAGGCCTCATCAAGAGGAATCTCACGCGAGGCAGCAATGCGCTTTGCGAGCTGAACGGCACGAATGGTAGCTTGACTTTGCAGCTTGCTGATCTCCTCCTGCTCAATGGATTCAGCAACAAGCCAACTGCCATATTTCTTTAGGCGAATTTCAGGCAGCAGCTCGAAATAGCCTTCAGTCTTGGTTTGAACTAGGAAGCTGTATTTGCTCATGATCGAGAATGTTTAACAATGCGTTGAACACCTTCACTCGCTCGTGAGAAGAGCGAAATTCTGGTGGCACTTCAATCAGCATTGAATGATTTTCGTTGCTTATTCTAATGGTCGTTTCCCTGCAGGAAACAAGACAAAGGATGCCCACTCCCAAAGCAGCGCCATCAATTAAGCAATTAATGGCATGCACCGTATTGTCAGCGCTCCATAAATAGTCGATTTTCATCGTCCCATCGCAGAACGAATGCGTTGTAAAAGCTGCTGCTTAATGGCGCTTTGCTCAAACCGGCTTGGAATGGCAACATCTTGAGTCCATGGCCTGGCAAATGGCACGTTCGTTCCTCTCAATGCGTCGTGTACATATCGAGCATAAGGCTGCCCACTGCTATTAGTGGCGTCCCAATTCCAAGTGGCTTGAGCGCCAGATGAAGATAAAGACACATCAAAGCTATCTCTTCCACTCTTGTAAAGATCGCCAAGATCATAAATATCACGAACACCTGCATTGACAAAGTCTCCATTCTTCCTCTTCGTATCCCTGCCGTAATCCCATTTTTCCTCAAAGAATTGATCGCGAAAGTGATCATTCACGTCAAAACGTGTCCAAGTTTCAAAAGCTTTAGCCAACTTTGCTTCTAAAAGCTTGGCATTAATAACTGTTCCGCCAACGATAATTGCCGACATTAGCCTGCTGGATACAATTGTTTAACAATGCGATCGGGAATGATAAATTTGCATTGCTCATAAGCAATGTCATCGCCAGGAAAATATGACGGAGTGCAATCAGGGAATCTCCTGACCATTCTTTCCATCGCTTCATTTAACGTGGCGCTGCTCGGCGTGAATTGAGCAAGCCTCACTTCCCACAATTGATTAACTTGCACCATTCCTACCATGGCGCGAGGCAGTCGATTGGGAAATTCCCGCATGGTCACTTCTAGCCCTTTCACTTTCCATTCCTTTGGCACGCTTTGCCTGCCCACTACATACACAGCAGGAAGCGTTGAATTATTTGGCAATGTATAAGTGCCAATAAGATTAGGCGATGCAGAAAGCAGCTCAGTAACTGTCTCGCGCAGTTGTGAAATGTTCATTAAAAAGCCTGTTCCCGTAGGAACAGGCTAGCGAAGATTCAATAAAAGAATCAGGAATTAGGAGCGGTGGGGATGATGCTGCCAGTTTCGGAAGCATTCTGGTGAATACCAATGCGGCCACGGCTGGTCAGATCAAATGTCACTTCTACGAGGTTATCAGCAGGATAGCTCTCGTTGTAGTTCATCACGCAAGCAACAAAAGCCACGCGATCGTAGTAGTAAGTGTTGCCCGAAGCGCCAAGCTGCTTGTTGATTTCCACGTACACTTCGTGGTTCTTATCGTAACGGCTAGCACTCACCACTTGGAAAGCTTCGTCAAAGCTGTTCGGCAGGAACACGGTGCCGTCAACATCCTTCTGGAAGTAGGAAGTGATCGAGGCAGTAGCTTGGCTGGTAGTGATCACGCTATCAGCGAAACCGCCGCCACCCAGCAGGTAGAATTCTTGGTTACCATCGTTGAAGGCAACAGAAGCGGTGGTAGCTGCTTGCAGAGTGTAGAGAGTGGGAGCGCCGCTAACAGTGAAAGTAGCGCCGCTTTGAGTGATAACAGGACGAGAAGTGCCGCCAATGGAGCCCACGCGGACAATCACGTCCTGGCTCTTCACTAGCTCAGTGGGATGGTAGAGCATGAGAAATTCCTCAATGGGAGAAGAGAATTAAGCGTTGTCCACGCTTCCTTTGCCAATCAGTCTAAAAATTCCCCTGACTGGCGTGCCTAAGAATTGCCAATAGTGAATAGCAATTTGTTCATTCGGCAATAGCTCAAACCTTCCTTCTCTTCCATTGATTGTTGCCCTAGCGGAATCTCCAACGGTTACACCAGACAAAGTAAGAGGACTGGTCATCCTGCCTTCCATGTAGACGGCAGTTAGATCAGCCCCCAGTAGTTGGTCGTACCGTGGATTTTGTTTCTGCTTCAACGTGGCATAGAAAGTAATACCAGTAGCCGCAGGCACGTAGTTGCCAGTTTCATTGTCAAGCACATAGCCCGAAGCCACATTAAACACCAAAGTGGCATTTGCAAGTGGCTCCAAGAAATTGCTCACACCACAAACCCAACAGAAGAAAGAGGAAGATTGTTGGTCATTCGTTTAAACTCCTGACCGTATTGAGTGGCGTCAAGCCCCTCGCCATATACCTTGCCATCAGTGGCACCAATTTGAATGCCCATTTGAGCAAGTTGAATGGCAATGATATGAGCAGCAAGGAATTTGACTGCTCTATCAGTTTGATCCCCAAACACATCGCTAGAAGCATCGTAAGAAGCTTCTGCAATGGCACCATTGACAATGCCAGAAGGATGTGGACTGAATTCAGGGAAGCGCTCAAGAAAGCTTGCGTAGGTAACTGCCATAATCAGGCTTTCCCAATGCGAATGGCTTCAACGCGCTTTGCAATGGCATTCCTTACGCGAATGCGCCCTTCGATCTTCTTCCAATCTGCCAGACGATCTGGATCATGGATGAGTTCAATGGCGCGAATGGCTTGCGTAAGGGGAAGTTCGCTAAGGCTTTGAACATTTTCAGGCAGGTCTTCTACCATCACTTGTTCTTTCATTTCTTCAATGGCACCAATAGCAAGAAGCTTTTTAACAGTGCCGTTCTCCTTCGCTTCCTTCCATTTTTCATCAGGAATTTCCTGATTAAGACCAGGCGTCAGTTGAATGAGCCCGCTCTTGGTAATAATGCCAAACCCTGCATCGCGAGGGGGATTTTCAAGTTCGGGACGA